AATACAACAAGCTGGCCAAATTTGAACAAGAAGCACGTGGATTTTTCTGGGTGCCCGAAGAAGTCAATCTTACCAAAGATGCTCAGGATTTCAAAGATTCTTCTGACACTGTGAGGCATATTTTTACCAGCAATCTGCTGCGTCAGACCGCATTGGATAGTCTGCAAGGTCGTGGGCCAAGTCAAATTTTTACGCCAGTGATTTCGATTCCTGAGCTAGAAAGTTTGGTTTATAATTGGACGTTTTTTGAAACCAACATTCACAGCCGCAGCTACAGTCACATCATACGCAACATCTACAACGTGCCCAAGGATGTGTTCAATAGTATTCATGACACCAAAGAAATCATTGACATGGCCAGTTCAGTGGGTCGATACTATGACCACCTGCACATGGTCAATTGCGAACGCGAACTAGAGGTTCCTGTTCGAGAAGCACAGCACATCAAAGCAGTTTGGCTAGCATTGAATGCCAGCTATGCTCTTGAAGCCTTTCGATTTATGGTCAGCTTTGCTACATCATTGGCCATGGTAGAAAACAAAATCTTTATCGGCAACGGCAACATTATCAGCTTGATTTTGCAGGATGAAATCCTACACAAAGAGTGGACAGCTTGGATCATCAATCAGGTAGTCAAGGAGGACTCAAGATTTGCTGCGGCTCGCACAGAGTGTGAAGCCGAGGTATATCAGATGTACCTGGATGTGATCGCAGAAGAAAAAGCCTGGGCAGATTATCTGTTCCAAAAAGGTCCAGTGATCGGTCTCAATTCTGCCATTTTGAAAGACTTTGTGGACTACACCGCGTACAATGCACTAAAGGAGATTGGTATCAAATATCAACATCCTGCACCTCGATCCACACCTATTCCGTGGTTCAACAAACACGTGGACACCAGTAAAAAACAAACAGCTCTGCAGGAAAATGAATCAACCAACTATGTGATCGGTGTAATGAGCGATACCATAGACTATGATCAACTTCCGCAGTTATGATGGATAAATGGTTTTATGACCGAGCTAGATGGCAAGAAGCACGGTCGTTGATTCCGCGACGTTGTGATCTTAGCAATAGATGGTTATGGGGCAAACATGTTTGTGGTACAGCAATCATAACTGGCCCTGGAGACGCGATTGTTGTCAAAATTTGGAATCACCGTCATGAACACACGATTTATAGACTACAAGGAAAATTGAATGAAAGCCGTGATATGGAGCAAAGACCAATGTCCCTATTGTGTGCAGGCCAAAGCACTGTTGGCCAGTCGCGGGGTTGAATATGAAGAACGCAATATCAATCATGAGTGGACTCGCGAGCAACTGTTGGAAGCAGTGCCCAACGCTCGCACCCTTCCACAAATTTTTTTAGACCAACAACTGGTAGGCGGATTCACAGAACTCCGCAAATTTTTTGAAAGCTCACAATGATTCTCGAACCCAACAAAGTATACACGTTCAAACTGACTTCTGGCGAAGAACTGATTGCCAAAGTTATCAGCACCTCACAACCTTGGCTAATGATCGAAACACCGGTCAGTGTGGCTCCGGCGCCACAAGGCATGGGGTTGGTGCCCAGCAGTTTTACTGCTGATCCCAAGCAAACTATACAACTAAATATCAATACAGTAGCACTGTGTGCGCCCACAGATGAATCTGTGTGCAACAAGTACCTGGAAGCAACCACAGGAATCAAAGTGCCTGATAAGAAAATTTTAGTGGGATGATATGCCGGCAGCACAACGAGTGGGGGATGCCAATACCGCTGGAGGCGTTGCCCAAGGCGGCATTGGTTCGGTGCGGATCAACAACCGACCAGTGATAGTCAGAGGAAATTCAGTGACACCTCACCCTTGTTGTGGACAACGTCGATGTCCATCAATACACTGCAGCGCCACTACCACAGGAGGATCCGGTTCGGTTAGAGCCGGAAATTATCCCATTATCAGAACCGATGATACAGATTCATGCGGCCACGCCAGATCCGGCGGCAGTGGTGATGTCAGGGTGGCATAATGGCACGAGGTATAGTAACTCCGTTACAACTCACCGCAGCGGCCACGCTGTTGAACAATCAAGGCATCAACGGGTTACCCAGTAGTTTGACCACAGCTATCAACACGATCAATGCAACCACAGTCATTGGCAATTTTTTGACGGCTGTCAATACCTATGTAGGCCAAAGTTTTTTTACAGCAGACACTTTAGAAAAATTGCTGACCATTGGGGTCACAACCTGTCCTGCCTTAGGCAACAGCATACCAGCTGCCTATACCAATCTCAATTATATAATTAGTGCACCAGATGGCAGCAGCCTGGCTCCATTTGGATTTACAGGGCTTGTGCAACAAACAGGCGAAGCTTATCTTGGCAACGGCGACATTGGTAAATTTTGTCAAGGTTTTATGGCCGTGGTAGGTTATTGCAACACTGTGAACCAATTTATCAACAGTGCAGTCAATGCGCAAACCTACCTAGGGCCGACTTTTACGGACATGGATGCGCTGATAACCAATAATATCAGTCTTATCAATGGTGAATTCGAAGGCTTTGCAACAGATCTGTATCAACAAGGGCGGCTATGGAATCCGGCCAACATGGAGCTGTACGGTACCCCGGCTGGACTGTTACAACAGCTGGCTGCAGTGGGCAGATTTCGTGTGGGTTTTTTTGGTTCACTGCAGACCAGTTTGACAGTGCTTGGCCTAACCACATCGGACATTCAACAACTGTTACGCGGCCAAGAAACACTGACTGCCACTCAATGGAATCGCTTGCAAAGACTGGCCTATCAAGCCATGGCATTGGTCCAGGGCGACGACTTGGCACAGGTAATGTCAATCTTAGATGTCACACTGCCGAACATATTCACCATGGCAGACTTGTTGGATCCAGTAAAAACCTATCCACGAAGCTACAGTGGTCTACATGTGCCAGCTGGTGCCACATGGCAACCAATCTACAATCCGGGTACCAGTGTAAATTTGGCCTTGGCGCCCTTGATAGATGCTGTGCTGCCGGCTGCGTCGGGCTGTAATGAGTTGGCCAAAGTCATTCCACCTGATCAAGCAGTGGCCAACAAAGCCATCCAGTTGGCCATGGAGCAGATGACTGGACTGCCGTTGACTGCATTGCCTGCTTTAGCGCAGGCAGTGCAAGGCTTGGCCGAATCAACCTGGAACCCACGATTTCAGTACCTGGCCAACGACGTGGTAAATTATGGTTCACCCTTGTTCACCGTGTACCAGGCGCAACAAGATGTGCCTGTAGACACGGACATTTCCAATACTGACTATTGGTTACCCACAAGTTTGGGCGGACTAAGCACTTTGACGGGTTTGCCGTTGATACAGGCACAGACTCAACCAATTGAATCATCTGTGGCCAGCTATTTTGCTACCCAACAGGCTACAGGCTCAGGAGTCAACGGTACAATTACTGTGTGTGATGTGTTGGGTCTGGCCATCGACCACAACAATTTTGCAGCAGATTTGGCAGCTGCCACTGCCAACATTGTGAGTTTGCAGACAGCAGGTGCCCTTACTGCATTGAACAACGCCTACATAGCCATTGCAGCAGCACCTGATGACGCAACCGTTATCAGTGAGATCGCCAATGCCAATGCCAGCATTGCAGCCATTGCAGCCAACCCCAGTTATGCCGCAGAAGTAACCGCGTTGAACTCATTATGGGACACCATGGCTGCGACTCTTAGCCAGGAAAAAACCTACCAAACCAGAGCCAGCATTGACTATTTCAATTTACAGGCTGGTGAACAGTCCAGTGTGATGGGGTTTGTTCAACAGTTGCCTGCATACGGTCTTGACACAGACCAATGTGGCGCATGCGACTTTCTTGAGCAAGTGGCAGATACCTCAGTGCTGGGCGGGCAGGCCATTGTGGGTGTCATGCGAGAAGGCCGCAACAATGCTCGCCTAAATCAAGCTCAATTGGCACAAAATCTAGCGCCCAGCAGCGACCCTGCTGTAGCACCTGTGCCTGTGGTTGTTCCTGTGTATTAAATTGTGGCTTTTTTGCCACATTATAAATTGTTGCGCTAAAACCACAGGTTGACCATAATTCAGCCTTTTGCTACAATAGCAACTTAGGTAAACAGGAGAGCATTTTGGAATACCTCAAACGTGCAGAAGCTTATGCTCAATGCCGCGGGGACGAGAACTACTTCCGAGAAGCCTACACCGTCCTAAGGGAATCGAACTCAGTAGAAGAAAGTGTATGGAAGACCCTGCAGTACCTCTATGATGGATATGTGGCAGATAGACTACAGATTTTGGTTGACCAAATTTAGCCATTTTGCTACAATATTGGTACAGTAACAAAACGGAGCAGCCAATGCTTGCCAATACAAAACAAGTTCGTAGTGTCTTTCAATCTTGCAGCATCGTGCCTTTTGCAACAGATAAAAGTCGCGGAA